CTACATCGGCACCTTCACGGTCACCTTGCGTGGCCGCTGGCCGTTGCCCTGGACGAGAACGGTGATGACACAGCTGTCACCGGATGGCTGGGCGGAAAGAAGCTGCCCCCCGGTCTTGGCGACGACCTGGGCGGCAGCATCGCTGCAATCGCCGCCGGCGCGCGCGACCAAGGTCGGCGTCGTCACCGGCAGCACAGCCGACCCCGCCGTAATGGCGGCCGCTGCTGCTACGCTCAAGAGTGATGCCATGCTCATACTTCCACAGGGACATTAACTTGAGCGAATATTTACCCAAACCCGCCTGAATGGCAAATGAATGGGTGGTAATTTTCCGCCGGGCGGAGGCCCGCCGGTGTCCCCCACTATCAGCTTGATTTGATAGCGGAAGTTGCCGTTACGCGGCCATAGACGGCCACCAGACCACCCACCGCGCCGGCGATCGCGACCGCCGAATCGGCGATGGTCGACTGGTCCACCGCGCCGACCTGAATGCCGGTGAATTGCAGAACGGAAGCACCGAGCGCCAGCAAGGCGCCCCATACGGTTTTCGAAAGATACCACTGCTTGACGTCTTCCATGGAACACTCCTTTTTGGGTTGGAAGCTATAGGGTGATGGTCGCGATGGCCGGAATGCCTGAAGGCACCCGCTGGCCCAACTGGGCGACAACCACTTGAAGTTGGGACTGTTTTGCGCCGAAGTCGGCGAGTTCGTCGGTCGCTGGATAGACCCATGACGGCTGCGTCACCTCGACTTGCCTGATGACTATGGCGCCCTTCATGAGTTGCAGCTGATAGCACTCCGTCGGCTCGTCGAGGGGGATATCCGAGGGGATCCAGTTGTCCGCGTCTATGCGGCTACGGCGGATCCAGGTGATCGCTATCGCGCCGTCATCGTCGCGGCTTGCCGTGACATGGACAGGCGACAAGGGCGTTTGCGCGCGCAGCCCTCCTTCAAAGGCGAACGGACTTGCCATGCCCCTTGCACCGGCCGCCTCCGCGATCCAGTTGAGGGCAAGGCCCATTTCCTCGTTGACGAGGCCAAGCGGCTGGACTGCGTCGTCGAGAAAGACGATTGCCGCGCCCAACCCGGCGCCTGACACCATCGCATCCTCGGTGCCGGCCAGTCCACGTAAAAGACCCGTGAGTCGCCATTGATTGGCGGCGATCTCCTCGGCGTTCAGATAGGCACCGATCTCCCAGGCGCCGCTGACCGTCCGCAAGGCGAACAGATTGCCTCCGTTCAGGACTGAAAGCTCGGACAACGAACTCAGCCCGTCGAAGGGCAGATCGAGCACGAGCGGCTGCGACCAGTCGAACCGGCCGCTGACGCCCGATCCAAGTGGTGCGACTAAACTGCCGATCTTCGCCGGCTTGTCGAGGAGAACCCGCGTCGCATAGCCCTCCGTTGACGGAGAAGAGGAAAGCGCCGTGGTCCGCCAAGGTTTTGCGTAGACCGCGCCGCGGGCGAAGCTCGAAGCCTCGCCACTCGAAAACTGCGGAAGGTCCATGAGTTCGAAGATCGGAGCGAACACACTGGAAGCGGCACCCGAGACCGTTCGTCCGGACGAGCCGCTTTCTACGGCGACACCGCCCGCAAGTGGAGCGAATTCACGCGCCTCGATCCTCCGCGACGTACCGTCCTCGATGCGGGTCACGAGAAAGCGCCCCTCCGGCCCATCCTCGATATCAAGCACATCGCCCGGCTGAACGGCGATGTCGGTCGGCGCAAGGGAAAAGGTCAGCGAGCGGCGCGAAATACGGTTGTCGCGCAACAGACCCTCGGCCGCAGCCAACGCGGTTTCCTCGGGCATGGTTGCGCCGAGATCATAGCGCAGGGTGCGGTTCGATGAGGATGGCGCCCGGCGCGATCTGACGCTTGATTGCCCGTAATCGGCATCGGGATCGTAGAAGGTGACGATTGCGTCCGCGGCATAGTCGCTGTCGTGGCCGCGGACCTCCTGCCAGAGTGGCTGATCGTCGATATCGGCAACGGTCGCGATCGAATTGGCCGGCAGGCTGGCGCGGGCCCGCGACCGGAAGCGCAAGACGCTGCCATCCTCGATAACGTCGATCTGGAAGACCTCCAGCAGCGGATCGATCAAGCTGCGCGCGGAGGTGACGTCACCCTGGACATAGCCGGTGAGATCACCGCTGACCTCCGACAGATCAAAATCGGTAAAATTCTGGTCTCGCAGGATCGCGGTAATGACATCGGCCAGCGTTCCCGCGCCGAGCCGGCCATTCAGCCAATGACCGGTACGCCAATTGCCGCCGTCACTCCAGATCGACGTGTCCAGCGGAAAGGCCGGATAGGGCCGCGCATCCCAGGTCCAGATGAAGATGCCGGCGGGATCGACCATGCCGGAGGATGTGGCCGCACCGCTCCAATGATCATGATGCGCCTCCAGGAAACGGCGCTGCATGCTGTCGGCGCGCATGCGGTTGGAAAAATAAGGCGCTGCCGATTCTGCTGATTTCGGATCGACGAAGACGTTCGGCTGGTTGGCGCCCTTGTCGATCGCGGGACAGCCGAGTTCGGTGAACCAGATCGGCTTGCTGCGCGGCGACCACGCCGTTGATGCCGCATGTTCCGCGCCGCCGGTGCGCTCGTGATGCGGATTGGACCACCAGCTTTCGATGTCCTTGTAGCGGAACGTCCAGGGCTTGCCCGCCAGACCGTCGGTGATATCGGACCTTGTGCGGTCGAAGCGGTCCACATCGCTTGCATAGTACCACTCGAAGCCCTCGCCGCTGGTAATCGCAGCGCCCATGGCGGCGAGATCGTCGGGCACCTTGAAACCATCGGGATTGGCTGCGGAGAGATCGTCGTCACGCCAGTCTGCCAGCGGCATGTAGTTGTCGATGCCGATGATGTCGATGTCAGGCGAGGCCCAAAGCGAGTCGAGATTGAAATAGACGTCGCCGCTGCCATCGGCAGGATGATAGCCGAAATATTCGCTCCAATCGGCGCCATAGGTCAGCTTCGTTCCCGGCCCGACGACAGCTCTTATATCGGCGGCCAGCGTTGCCAACGCCTGCACGAAAGGAAAGCTCCCGCCGCCATCGCGCAACTGCGTCAGCCCACGCAATTCGGAGCCGATGATGAAGCCATCGACCCCGCCGGCGGCTGCAGCCAGATGCGCATAATGCAACACTAATCGGCGATAGCCTGCGTCAGTGCCATGATAGGCGACGGATTGCCCATTCACGGAAAAATCGGTCGCTACGGCGCTGCCGCAGAAGGCCGCGATCTGTGCACCGGCGGCGCTAGTGCGATCGGTCGTGCCGGGCTCGCCGATGGCCGGAAAACAAGTAATCCGACCGCGCCAGGGATAGGCGGCCTGGTTGGCGCCGCCGTATGGGTCAGGCAGGGCGTTGCCCTCGGGCACATCCATCATCAGGAAGGGATAGAGGCAGACTTTCAGGCCTCGCGCCTTGAGGTCCGCGATCGCCTGGAAGACGCTGAGATCGTCCGGCGTGCCGCCGTATGCCGGGCCGCCGTTGCTAAAACTGATGAGATGCGCATCGGCGCGGGAAATGCCGGAGACCGACCAGGGGCTGCTTTCGCGGTCGCGCGCATTCGTCTCGACACCCGGTACTATCCGGCAATTGCCGGCGCGCAGATCGGTTCCGAACCAGGCGACGACGAGCGCCACGCTTTCGAGATTGGGGCAGACGGCAGTGAGTTCGTCCAGCGAGGCCTGCCAGTCTGTGGAAGCCGTCAGCACATTGCGGTTCATCGCCCGCGCGCTGCCGGCGCCGGTGCTTTCGGTAACATCTGTCGTGTTGTAGCCATGCTCGGTCGAGCCGGGGATGATGGTGACGGCCCGGATCTGGCTCTCAAGCCGGCCGATCGGCCTGACGACCTCGAACTGGAACAGCGGGATGCGATTGCCATAGGGGTCAAGGGCCAAATGGTCGAAGATGACATAGGCAACGCCGCGATAGGCCGGCGCATCGCCTGTCCCCTGCTTCGCCTCGATCAGCGGATCAGGCAGCTGCGTTTCGCTGCCGGTATAGACCCGCATTTCGATCTCGGTGAGGTCGATTTCCTTGCCGTCAGCCCAGACGCGGCGGATGCAGGCGATCGGCCCTTCGCAAAGACCGATCGCGATATTGGCGAAATAATGAAATGTTTCCACCTTCGGCCCGGTCGCCTTGCCGCCGGTGCGCTCCGTCGAGACCTGTTCCTCGAAACGCGTCGCCCAGATCAGCGTGCCGCCGAGACGCGCGGTGCCATAGAGGCGGCTGATGCCCGTGCCCTCGTCGGCGCCGGGAATGCGCGCGGTCGAAAGCCGGGCGCCCGATATCGTCTGATTACCGTTTATCAGCGCCTTGTCGAGTACGCTGCCGGCAAGCGCGCCCACGGCCTGACCGACGATCGCGCCGAAAGAACCGAGCGCACCGCCGAGCGCCGAGCCCGCTGCCGCAAAGAGGATGGTTGCCATCGAGATTCCTGAAGAGAAGAGGCGCGAGCCACAAATATTTCACGCCAACAAATGAGTCGGCTTGAAAATGCTCTTTAAAATTGCATTAAATTGCGCGGATCGAGTGCGAAAGCAGCAGACGCCGAGCCGGCGTGTCGGCGAGGATAGGCCCCGCCGACCCAGGCAAAGGCCTTGCTCTCGATCATGGAGGTAGTGTGATGTGGTTTCCACCACTGAGCATTACGCTTAGTATGAGGAAAACCCGGACGGGCTGGTCAATAGCCGTCCGGGTCAATTTCCACAGATAAGCAAAGGTGAGCGAGGTTGGCGCTTCGCTCACCACTCCAAAATACTAGCGGCCGATCCACTTTGCAAGACGCAACCAAACCTGGCTTTTCATCTGTCCGGAAACCGGAAGATGCCGGCAATGCGCCGACGCCAGGAGGGAACGAGGGCCGAGCGGATGACAGCTGCCTGCTCGTAAGCGTGAATGAAATGCCGCTCACCACAGAGGATGCCCGCATGCTTGGCAGCGCAATCCGTCCGCCAGCGGAACAGCACGAGATCCCCGGCCACGCTTTTGCTTATTGAAATCGGCGGTCCGAAATGGCGGATAGCGGCATTCATCAATCGCTCCTCGCCGCCCCGTTCCGCCCAGTCGCGCGCATAGGGCTCGGGCAGTTCCGGCTCGCTGCCGTAGAGTTCGCGCCAGATGCCTCTGACAAGGCCGAGGCAATCGCAGCCGACGCCCTTGGCGGAGCCTTGATGGCGATAGGGCGTACCGATCCAACTCTCGGCGATGGCAAGCACCCGCGCTTGAATATCTTCGCTCATGGAAACAACGGGCTCCCGTCATGAAGACTGGTACCGTCGGCATAGGTGTAGGCAAAGTCGGCACCGGGCATGTGGGGGAAGCCGCGGAAATTCTCAGGATTGGCGAATTTCGTGCGGCAAGTCGCGAATGCCTTGTCGCAGCCGGCCGTCAATACGATCCTATCGTCGGCATCAGGCATGGTGTCGAGCGGCAGCCAGAGCGTTACCTGCGTTCGGGCGCTCACCGCAACATGGTTGTCGACATCCACGGACAGCCCGGCATTGGCGCCATCGACGAAGGTCAGCTTGCCATGCGCGAAGAAGTTCGCGGGAAAGTCGCCGATGCCTGATAAAACAAGCCGTGTCGTGTCCCGTATCGCCGCGACGGCGCCTTCGGCCCGATATTGCGGCAGGCTCAGATCGATGCCGCATCTGGCATCGCCGAGGACCGCGTCGCAGCGCCTGACATAGATGCGGCCCTGCGGCTCGGAAAGCCTTGCCGCAAAGCTGCGCAGTTCTGCCTGGAACTGCCCGGTCTGCCGCGTGACCTCGCCGATCTCCTGCACCTTGAGCAGCAGATGCTGGTCCGGCATCGCCCAATTGACGAGATGGATCTCGACGCGGGCGCCGTCATAAAGTCCGGCACTCAGGTCCGCTTCGGTGATTGCATCGTGCGAGAAACCGCCGGCGACATTGCTCGTCGCGGCCGGCAATCCAGCCTCCTCCTCTCCATCGCTGGCGGAAAAACCGCTGGCGGCGAGAAACTGCGTATCCGCGAAGCTGAGGTCATGGTCATGCTCGGTAAAGCCGAGGACCATGCCGTCGCGGCGCAGGACACGCCAGCAATGGCAGAATGTGGTCGCATCGCCGGACAGATGTGCGGCGAGCGCAGGATCGATCGTTCTCATGGGATGATCTCCATCAGCGGAATGGACGTGATGCGGCCGGCATTGAAGGCCGAGAGATTGATATCGATGCGATCGATGGCAAAGCGAACCGGGACATCGAATTCGAAGCCGGCGGTGATGGTGTGCCCAGCCGGCGGGATGGCGGAGGGCGAGAAGGTAACCAGGCCGCTCGCCGGATCGCAGGAGAAAGCCGTCGCCGGCTGGATCTCGCCGTTGACGGCGACGATCACAGAACTGGCAACCGGCTTTGCAATGGTGCGGACGGAGCGTCCATCGGCATCGCCATAGGCCTTCACGAGCTGGAAGCCGGCCGTTGCGCCGTCACCGATCCCGATCACCTGATCCATTGCCGTCACCGGCACGCCGGGACGGCCGGAGGTGAAATCGACGGGGTCCCGGAAGCGGAAACCATAGAGTTCGCCACTACGGGCCTCGAAGAATTCAAGGACGTCGCAGAGATCGGTAACCGAGCGTATGCCCGAACCGGCATCGTAGCTCCGGCGCGCGTCGCGCCAGCGGCTGTTGCGGCTCTCGCGGCCATTGGAAAGATTGACGATATCGGTGCGCCGCACCGGACCGCCTGATGTCGCCAGCGACAGGCGGAGCGGAAAGCGGACCTCGTGAAATCCGGACATTATCGCCTGCTCCTCAGAGGTTGCGCTGGCCCCGCATCGCCGTGCGGGCCAGCATTGCGGAGATCTGCGCCTCGCTCCTCTGGAAGCTCTGCGCATCCGGCGTCGAAACGTTGAAGACGATCTGCTGCGATCCGCCGCCCGAGGTCGCGACCCCGAGCGAGCCGTCCGATCCACGCTTCAGCGGCATGATCGCCTCGCTGCCCGCCTCGCCCATCAGGCCGAGATCGCCGCCCATGGGGAAATAGGTGGGCGAAGAGACGACCCCGCCGTCGGCAAAAGCCGTCACCCGCCCCGGCACGCCGCCCTTGGCGAAGGCGAAGAGGTTGCCGATGCCGCTGGTGAGGCTGGTTACGCCGCTGCCGATTGCGGTCTCGAGCGGTTTCAGCCCGGCCGAGAGCGCGATATCGGTCAGCCGGTTGCCGAGGCTCTGCAGAACGGTATCAAGGCTCTTGCCGCCTGTCGTCGCCGACGTCATCGCGCTCGCCAGCGCCGAGCCGAAGGAGCGAGAACGGCTGTCGAGGTCGTCGAGGGTCTGTTTGAGGGCATTGGCTTGTTCCGTGGTTGCGGAAAGGTCGGTGTCTTCGGTGGGCATGGTGTTTCTCCAAAAGGATTGGTGCGACCGTGAGAACCCCTCATCCGGCTGCCGCCACCTTCTCCCCAAGGGGAGAAGGGGAAACCGCGCTGACATCGCTCTACATTCAGAGTTTCGATATGCGGTAAGCCCGCGCCGCGAGTCTCTTCTCCCCCTGGGGAGAAGGTGGCGGCAGCCGGATGAGGGGTTCTCACGGCCACAATCCGCTTCGGATCATCAAACCTCACCCATCCGGAAACCGCTCCATCATTGCCCGCAATGCCGGTCGATCGAGCGCCGCAGCACGCGGTGAAAGCCCACCGGCCATGGCGTGGAACTCGATCGGCGTCATTGCCCAGAAACTCTCGGGTGGAAGCCGCAGCAGGCAGAGGCCGACATGCAGGACGCGGCGCCAGGGGAAGGGTTCCGGCACACGTCTGTCCACATCATCACTGGCCTCGCCCGCTGCGGCTAGCGGGGGTCCGGGGCTGCCTCGGCTCCCTCCCCCAGGAATGTCGCGGCGAGCAGATCGCGGACGAGTGCGGCGTAGGCCGCGATCCCGCCTTCGATGCCTGATGCTGCGACATCCTCATCGGAATAGACGTTTCCGCCGCCGCGTAGGCCCGCGCCGATAATGCGGACCATGTCGGCCGCCTTCAGGCGCCCTGCGGAAAAGCGTGCTGCAAGACCGGTCAGATCGTCGACGGAAAAAGCGGTCTCCAGCTCCGCCAGCGCGCCCAGCGTCAGGCAGAGGATGCGCCGCTCGCCGTCGATGACAGCCTCGATCTCGCCGCGGCGTCTGTTGGCGCGGGCAGATGGTCTCGGACGCAGCATCAGAGCGCTCCAAAGGCGATGACGCCCGCCGATTCCAGCGCGATGTCGAAGGTCACCTCGCCATTGTGCTCGCCGGAATATTCGAGCGCCGTTGCCTGAAAGGGACCGCTGACGGTGCCGAAATCCGGAATGACGATCTGCCAGGAGAGGATCGAGCCGTTGAAGAAGGCGTTGCGGATCAACTCGTCCGACGCCTGATCCTTGAACAGCCCGGAGCCGGAGAGCGAGGCGCGCTGCACCCCGGCCCCACCCAGAAGTTCGCGCCAGCGCCCGGCGCTTTCGGCATCGGTGATATCCACTGTCTCCGCATTGAAGGAGAGCTTCTTCGTCCTCAGCCCGGCCACCGTCTCGTAAACCGTGCCGTTATAGATCTTCAGGAGCAGGTCCTTGCCCTTCTGCGCCGCCATGGCGTGGTCCTTTCAAAGAAAAGGCACCCCAGGGGTGCCTGTAAAATCGGTTAGGTCGGAAGATGGCTGGAAACGCGGACTATTCCGTCACCGCCCGGAACCGCATTTCGGCGCAGAACAATCGCGTCTTTGCTTCGCGCCGTGCCCTCGTCGAAACATGCTGCAGATTGACCAGCAGGTGGCCGGCGAGCGGCAAGGCCGCGTCCTGCAACAAATCGCGCACCATGCCGGCGATCTCCTGAGCCTGGCGCTGGCCCGATGCGTCGGACCAGGCTTGCAGGATGAGGATATGCTCCTCGCCCGCCTCCGTTGCCGTGGAATAATCATTCGTCGTCATGTCCGCGATGACGAGGGCGGGCAAATGCCTGCTCGAGATCAGCCGATCACGGATACCATCCGGTCCGATCAGCGCGGTCAGCCCGGCATTGCCGGCGAGGACCGCGTGGATGGCCTGCAGCAATTCATTGGCAGCACTGCTCATGGCTTTTCGCCTTCTTCATCGGTCGGTCTCGGGTGGTCAGCGCGATTTTGCCCCGTCGTCAAGCGCCGGAGAAAGGCGGTCAGGGCAGGTAGCGTTATTGCCAGCACGGCGGCCATCCACTCTTCTCCTCGCAATGGCAGATCAGGTATCGTCTTGTCTCATCGGGGTCCTGCGTGGCGCCTATCCAGAAGATGCGCGTACCCTTGCGCAGTCGCATGCCGGCGACCGCGTCATTGCGCCAGCGCAGCCAGATGCGATGGGTCAGCGTGAAGGTCTCGCCGCCGGCTTCGTCATGGACGGTGTAGCTGACCGGCTCGATCAGTGCCCAGGCGGACGCCTTCTCCTCGAAAGTGACGGTCGCGCCACCCTGCCCGTCCGGCACCTCCATCGGCGCCTCCAGCTCCAGCCTAGCCGTCATCCGCCCGGGATCGAAGAAGGTCGAGCGCATGGTCAGAGGTCCCTCAGCAGGAAGGGTGCAACGAGGCGGTCATAGCCGGGCGGAATCAGCGCCGGCTGGTCGTCTGTTGTCACCACGCCGCGGCAGGAGAACATCTGGGCGATATGGGTCAGCATGGCGCGCTTCAGCGTATCTGGGACATCCGTCGCCGACGCACCGAAGCCGACGGTGAAATCGACTTCGATGCCGTTAATGGCGCGGCCCGCTCTTACCCGTTGCGCCAGCATCAGCCTCGCCGGGCGTCCCTGCCCGTCGAGTACATGGCCTTCCAACGACACGGAGGACGCCGTGCCGGCGCCATCGTAAACCGTCATGGATTCAATGGATTGCACCGGCCCTCTGACAATCTGAATCACGCCGTCTTCAGAAATCGAATCAAGATAGAGCCGCCAGCCCTGCGTCATCAGACAGAGGCCTGTCGTGCGCTCCAGATGCTCGCGGGCGACGCGGATCAGGGTGGCGACAAGGTCGTCTTCGTCAGACATATCGAGGCGCAGATGCGCCTTCGTCTCGGCAAGCGTCAGCGCCTCCGCCGATGGCGGGGTGATCAGGGCGTAGGTCATGGGGGTGTCCTGTTGGTGGGGTGAGAACCCCTCATCCGGCTACCGCCACCTTCTCCCCAAGGGGAGAAGAGACTTGGGGCGATGCCTTGCTCTCCCCATTGGGGATGGCATAAAGGCCGATGAAGGATGCTCGCTTAACAAGCTGAGACGCTGGGTTGAGCCGCGCCACGAATCTCTTCTCCCCGTGGGGAGAAGGTGCCGGCAGGCGGATGAGGGGTCCGCAGAGCGAAGCGAGACATGCTCTGAGTTGTAGGCAAACGACAATTGATGTCCGACCGTACCGACCCCTCATCCGACCCTTCGGGCCACCTTCTCCCCGAGGGGAGAAGGGTAAATCCTCAGCTCGCCGCGAACTTGATCAGCTTGATCGCCTCGAAATCCTGCACGCCGCCGCCGACACGCTTGGTGGTGTAGAACAGAACGTAGGGCTTGGCGGAATAGGGGTCGCGCAGGATGCGCACACCCGTGCGATCGACGACGAGGTAGCCTGTTCGGAAATCGCCGAAGGCGATGGCGAAGCTGCCGGCAGCGATATCGGGCATGTCCTCGGCCTCGGCGACCGGAAAGCCCATCAGCGAGGCGGGCTGGCCTGCAGAAGCCGGCGGCTGCCAGAGGTAGTGGCCGTCGGCATCCTTGAACTTGCGGATCGAGGCCTGCGTGCCGCGGTTCATGACGAAAGTGCCGTTCTGGCGATGGCCGGCCTTAAGCGAATAGACCGCATCGACCAAAACGTCCGAGGGACCGGAAGCGCTGAAGGCACCGGCAGCACCGGTCGGGATATAACCGATATTGCCCCAGCTCCAGGCCGCCTCGTCGACCGTGGGATAGGACAGAAAGCCCTTGGGCTTGCTGACGCCATCGCCGGTCACGAAGGCGGTACCCTCCTGCTCGGCAAAGACGATGTCGACCTCGCTCGAGATCCAGGCGTCGATATCGACGGCGGCATCGTCGAGCAGCGCCTGGGTTGCTGCCGGCATGGCGTAGAGTTCCATGGTCGGGAAGGTGAGCTCGGCCAGTTGCGGCGTGCCGGTCTGCGGTCGGGCCGCTGTTTCGGCGACCCAGCCGGCGGCGAGGCCCGCGGTGTTGAAGGGCTTCTTCAGCACCGAGCCGGAAACCTGGCGGACGGTGGCAAGCGCGCGGATCGGCGAGACGACGGAGAGGCGGCGACCGATCTCGCTGTCGGTCTCATCGGGCACGAGATAACCGCCATCGCCATCCGAACCGACCGAGAGCGCCTTGGCCTCCAGCTCGCGAAGGCCCGTCTCGTCGCCGCGGCGGATATAGGTCTCGAAAGCAGCCTTGTGTTCGGACGCTTCCGGCGAACCGGCGCCAGCGCGGCCGAGCGGCGGGCGGGCCTTCTTCAGCGCCAGCTGGTCCAGCACCTTCTTCTGCTCGTCCATGGCGCGGTTGATGCGATCGACCTTGTCGCGGGTGACGACATCGGCCGTCAGCTTCTGTTCGATCTCGCCGAGGCGGCGGTCATTCACCTCCTTGAAAGATTCGAAAGCCTCCATGAAATCGTCGAAGGCCGCCGTCATGGTTTCGGGCACAGCCTTGATTTCCAGGTCAGCGCGGGCGGGCGGCTGTTTGCTGGCCAGATGGGTATTCTGCTCTGTCATAAGATCATCCTTGTTTGAATGGTTCGGGTCTGGAATTCAGGGGCGGAAGGTTTCGGTCATCAGCATCCGGGCCGCCCGCCGCATCTGGCGCACAAGCTCGGTTTCGCGATCGCGGAACCACCGCGCATTCTTGACGTTCTGGACGCGCGCCGAAGGCAGCATGGGAAAGGTCACCACCGAGATTTCCCAGAGGTCCGCCTCCAGGATGCGGCGCACGCCGGACTTGGCGTCGGTCTTGGCGCGCACCGTGCGGAAGCCGATGGAGAGGCCGTCCAGTGCCGCATTCTTCAGCAGCTGATGCACCTCCTTCGCCCGTGCCACGCCGTCTGCCAGCACGCCCTCGACATAGAGGCCGCGCCCGTCCTCGCGGATCGTCTTCCAGGCGCCAATCGGCTCGGAAGGATCATGCTGGAAAAGCATGCGCACGCCCTCCGGCCCGCGCTCGGAAAGCGATTTTCGGAAGGCGCCGCGCTCGACGGTATCCTTGCCGAGATCGACCTCGCCGAAGACGCTGGCGTAGCCCGAAAACGAGCCGTCCTGTCTCAGCGCGCGCAGCTCAAGGCTGGCGAACTTGCGGGTATCGGCGCCCATGGGCGCACGCGTGCGGAAACGCGCCTCGGCGGTGCTCAAGGTCATTGCAGGCTCCTGATTATCTGATGGTTTGTTCGAGCGGCGGGTGCGGCTCTATCTCCTAGCGTTGCGCAATTCCGGATGCGGAATGCGCTAGCGGCCGAAGCGGCTCGCGAGGCGGTGAAGGATGCCGAGACCCCACCAGGCGCAAAGGCTGGCGGCGGCAGATCCCGACAGCATGATCTCCGAGGCCGACAGCGTATCGCCAAGCGCCAGCCGCTCGGCGATCCACACGCCGACCGGGCCGCCGAAGGTCAGGCCGCAGGCAAGGCCGGTGAAGAACCGGCTCGCCGCCTCCCGCCGGCTCTTCGGCAGCAGATAGATCAGCGACACGGCGGCACCCGCCGACGCGCCGACCGCCCTGGTCGCCCAGAGCCCGGCATCGTTGGAAAAGTCAGCCATTTTTAAGCTCTCTTGATTAGAATGACATCATGGATGCATAACGTGCGCATCCGGCGCCGGTGACGATGCAACCGGCCGAAGGTCGCCCGACGGGGGTCTGGCGATGCGATTTCATGAGTCTTGTGAGCAGGTTGGAGTGAGGTCTTCGGAGGTTGAGTCCGGGATTTCAGAAATTGAGTCAGTGCCGGTGACCACTGCATTTTTGTCACCGGACACCCGAATGTGTCGCCACTACTCCAAATCTTTTGGGTGGGGATTTTAGCCACGGGGCATGAACGCTTCGCGGAACGCGGTTTGTTGATTTTCGCGCGTCAACGATACAAAATACACGCATGACGGATAATTTACTACCGATTGAACTGCGCCAGCTCCTCACGGCTGTCGGGACGCGCTTGAGCAAAGGTGAGAGCGTTGCGGCGGAGCTTCCTGCGGTAATCGCCGCCATGACTATCCTTCCCGCCGCAACAATCAGCCAGTCCGCATTGCAGATCGCGACCACAGCGAAATTATTCAGGCAGCGAGAGGAACCGCCGGATGCCCTGTCCTCCCTACTCAAGCATCGAGACGACGCCGGTGGCGATGTCGTAGCGGGCGGCGACGACCTTGAGTTTCCCCTGTTTCTCGGCCTCTGCGATGACGGTCGAGGTTCGGTTCAGCAACGTTGCCTGCATCTTCGCGTTCGCATTGACGGCGGCGTCAAGATCGTTGCCGGCGGCATTCACCGCCGGCCAGATCGGCGCATAGAGGGCACCGATCAGGCCAGGGACGGCTTTGCCTTCGATGGTTGCCTTGACCGCACCGCAATTGCTGTGACCAAGGACCATCAGCAGCTTAACGCCAAGAACGGCAATCCCATATTCCAGGCTGGCGGTGATTTCAGGCGTGGCGACGTTTCCTGCGACGCGCGCAACGAAGAGGTGCCCTATGCTCTGGTCGAAGACGAATTCGACCGGTACCCGTGAATCCGCGCAGGACAACACCGCCGCGAAAGGCTCCTGCTTTTCCGCTGTCCTGGCCTTGAGGATGGCAAGGTCCTCATTCAAAGACTGCAGTCGTCCCTCGATGAAGCGCTTGTTTCCATCCATCATCGCCTGGAGTGCCTCGTCAGGCGTCATTGTGCTCTGTGCCGACGCTGGTGTTGCTAACGAGACGCCACCGGCCAGGACGGCTCCGGTTCCCAATGCGGTGCACAGGAAGCGGCGGCGCGAAAATGCAGGATCACCTCCTCGGTTGTCCTTGACCCCTGAACAGGCAACGCAGTCGCAAGCCTCGCCAACGTGTTGTGCTGAACTACTCATCTTCCCCTCCCAAGGTTGATAGTGTCGACAACGAAGAGCTGTTCTGCATGGCAACGCGAATGGAGCCCTTGCGCAAGTAGCCAAAACGGATGAGTAGCGAGGCAATCCTTCGCAAAATTTTGGGTGCAGCGACCTCTGACCTCGCCACCGGGCCAAAGCTCAGCGACATCTCAATAGCCGACCGCCTGCCGCTTCTCCTCGTCCGTCAAAAAATCCGCGTTCCCGACCCGCGTCCAAAGTTGATCCCGCTCCGCTGCCAGGCCGGCGATCTGGTCGAGGTCCGGGGCCAGCCTCAACTCTTCACCATAGGCGCCTGAAAACCAGGCGGAGAGCGCTGCGGCGGTGCGGGTGAGCAGCGGCAGGACGGTCAGGCGATAGAAGGCGCGGTTGGCTTCCTGGTAGTTGGCATAGGTGTTGTCGCCGGGAATGCCAAGCAGCATGGGCGGCACGCCGAAGGCGAGCGCTATGTCGCGAGCGGCGCCATTTCGCGCCTCGACGAAATCCATGTCCTTGGGCGACAGGCCCATCGATTTCCAGTCGAGACCGCCTTCCAGCAGCAGCGGCCTGCCGGCGCGCATCGGGCCGGAATAACCGTCGTCGAGCTCCTGTTTCAGCCGCTGATACTGGTCCGGCGAGAGATTGCCGCCCTCCTTCGGCTGATAGACCAGCGCGCCTGACGGCCGGGCGGAATTGTCGAGCAGCGCCTTGTTCCAGGTGGCTGCCGCATTGTGCAGGTCGAGGGCAACTTGCGCGGCGGCAAGCGGCGGAAAGCCGAGGTGGTCGTCGAGCGGGTGGAAGAGCTTCAGGTGCAGCAACGCCAGTCCGTCGACCTCCGCCGGGAAACGTCGAACGAGACCGCCGGCGCGATATTCATAGGCTTCCGGCCAGCCGTCGCGACCCTCGACGATGCCGATGCGGTCCGGCCGGAGCAGATGCAGTTCGCGCAGCTCGGAGCCGACGAGCAGCGGCTCTACATAGGCATTGCCCGACAGCAGCAGATGGCCATAGAGCGCCTCGAAGAAATCCGGCCCGCCCATGCGGGCATTCGGCTGGCGCATCAGCGCCAGCAGCGGATGATCCGGCACTTCGCGGTCGCCGGTATAGAGCAGCCAGACGACCGAAGCTGCTGCCTCCGCGATCAGCCGAACGGAGCGATGGGCGACCGGATTGCGCATGAAGCCTTCGCGGGCGAGCGCTGCATAGGAGCGGCCGGTCCACTGCGCCCTGCCCTCGCCGGCAAGCGCGACGAGCCCGCCCGAGGCCTTGGTTTCGGGCACGGGTTTGCGATCCGCCGTGGTGCGCCACGGCAGACGGAAGGGGATTTTCATGATGGGCTCCTTGGGCGGATCGTTCGGTACGCGTGCCCGCGTCAGGTGTAGCGGACTTCGCCAGGAATTGCCGTGGCGCGGGCGTGAGACATCGAAGGTCGGCGTGGTCAGGCGGCCTTAGGCTTTCCTTAGTCTGGGTTGTGGCTGATCAACCCCGGGCGAAGCCGGAGGAAGGCATGGGAGTATCCGAGCCTGGCTGCGGACCAAACCGATTTGATCCCGGCGTCGACCGCGAGCAGAGGAAGACCAGAATTGTGATCGTCCCCACGATCGGAACAAGCATAAAGAAGTACCATGCGCCAGTGCGATCGGTGTCGTGAAGGCGACGAACGAAAACTGCGATCGATGGAAGATAATGTATGAGGCAAACGACAGCGCTGATGATCATGAAGCGCGGCCTGCCGCCCCAGAGAACTGTGTCCAAGCCCCAGGACCCCATGGTGAGGAGAGTCGAAACCAGCGTGAACATCCAGTATTCGAATCTGGTGGCTCGACCGCTAAAGGTCGCGTATTTCGACATTGCCGCGATGTAAGAGTCCATTGGATCACCATCCTGTCCGATGTTATGCTGCCACCGTTAATGCAACCTATCACAGTTCTTTTTGAGAAATCGTTATCAACTTTCACGGAAGTGGAACACTCGTAAGGCAGGTCCCGATGCCAAAATTCACCGTCAGCATCGCAATGGAGATCGTTGCCGACGACGCGGTCAAGATTGCCGACAGCCTGCTTGGGATCTTCAAATCAAAGCGACAGCAGCAGTTGCGCCTTCAACCGAAGACTTAACGCCACCCCTGAAGGACGAATTGAACCCCTAAATTCGCGTCTTCACCGCCTTGTCCGTATCGTAATCGGCCGCATAACGCATTTCGCGGATGGGGCGTACGCGGGAGGTGGAGAGCTGGTAGTTCGGATGGGCCTTATAGGCGGCAAGGGCGGCCTCGTCGTCGAACTCGCCATAGACGACGAGATCGATCTCGGTGCCGAACTGGTCCGTTTTCACGTTAGTGCCGATCTCCAGCAGCCGCGCATGGGGAATCTCCGTCAGGATCGACAGGCCGGCGCGCACCTCGTCGAGATTGGCGCTGGTGGCGGTGAAGAAGACGATGTGGCGGATCATGCGGACGCTCCCGGAATGCAGATGTCGCAGCGCGATATCATGTCGCTCCGGGCAGTTCAACGATATGCGCGCCGTCAGACCGTGTAGCTGATTGCGGCATAATAGGCTTTGGCATCCGCCGCGACCCGGTCGCCCGGCTCGCCTGGGTTGATGATCTTGCGCGCACCCACCCAGTCCCCAGCGGCTGCGTTGAAGTAATCCGAGAGCTTCTTGCCGGTGAATTTTCCGTTGATCATACCGTCGAACAGAATATCGACCGACTTGAGGGGATCAAGCGCATCGTCCGGCTTCGCGGCGATGCCGAATTTGGTGTAGTTGCCTTTGCCGGTGATCTGCACCAGGCCGCGGCCGCGATAGCGCCAGCCGTCGCCGCTCGCCTCGTTGCCGTTTCCGATCTTTCCGGCATAGGCGCGGTTGGCTATTCTCTCCGGCTGGTGCCCATAATCTTCAGCCTGCGCTACCGTGAACCGCGCGGGAAAGACCTGCCGCAACCGTTGGGCGCTATAATTCAGGTTCTCCTCGATCGGCCGCATACCGGAACCAGCCTCGCGGTGAACGGTTCCTAGAATATAGGCGAGCCAGCGGTCGTCATTCGCCGAATATTTGCCTTCCCATTCGTCCAGAATAGCCTCGTGGCCATCCACCTGCGACTGGTTGAGGCCATTCGGGTAAAGCCTGTCATGCAGATGATCGAAGAAGAATTCCCGGTTGATCTTGCTCACGGTTCGTCCTCACAGCTGACAAAAGCAGGAACGCAAAACTCCGCAGGGCGCGCGGCATCGCGTCGCCCCGTTTTCGCATTGCTTCTGATCGGTTTCATCCCCACGGCGCGCCTTCCGGCAACACCAAATGCGGTTATATATTTTTATAATACAACCCGCAAGCACCCCCGGTATTACGCCCTCGCATACATCGGGATAGTGTTTCGCTAATCCAAAAGATTATTTTCTTTCAATCGTTTAAAATAAATTCAATCGTTTAAAGTTTAGTATCCCCTGATTTACAATTCAGTTTCGATATGGAACCTTCGTGGCCGTTCGACGTTTTGTCGCCGTTCAATCGAAGAGGATCATATGCAAAAGCAGCCTGCCCAGCAGACCACCATTCCCCAACATGTCGTCGAGCGCATGGAAGACGAATGGCGCCAGATGCGGCCCGTCCGCGAGACCACGCCCGCCAAGCCGGCACCACAGCAGCCGGCAGAGTAATCACCAGGGTCAAATGCCCCGCACGCGGGGCTCCCCATTTCCTTCCAGCATCAGTGCCGTCAGCGCCCAGACCAGGGCATCCAGCCGGTCGGGCGACCGGCCCGACGACAAGCCGTCCGGGCCGAAATCGCACATCTGGTCCTCCAAAGCCGTAAAGCGCGCCGCATGGGCCACCCGACCCTGCTCGTAGAGCGCTGCGACCGGCTCGGCCCGCAGAAACTTTCCGCGCGTCGCCCTGACGGTCGAGACCGGCAGCACCGTGTCAACGCTTCGAAGCATCGCCGTCACCATATCGCCGCCCTGGTTGATCTCGGCGACGACCCGATCGGCATCGAAGCGGCGGTAGGCGCGCACGACGGCCGCGGCCCAGGCGGCGGGGCTTGCGCCCTCAACGGAACAGTCCGCCAGAACCACCGCCCGACCTGACGCCTCCAGCCCCGCGACGACGATACCGCAGCAGGATTGCGCACCGGCCGCAGCCGGCGGATCGACCGCGACGACGATGCGCCGGAGCGCGCCGGCAAAGCGGATCGTGATCGCCTCGATCGCCTCACGCCTCCACAGCGCATCCTCGCGATCCTCGATCAGTTCGCCGTCCAGCTCCTGCCGGCCAAGCCGGGTGCCGCCATAGCGGGCGGAAAGCGCATCGATGAAACCCGGCGCGAGGTTGCCGGCGTTCGCGAGCGTACTCATGCGGGTCAGCCGCGTACCGGCATCGGCCATGATGCCTTTCAAGAGCGGCACCGGCCTTGGCGTCGTCGTCACCAGCTGGCGCGGCGCCGTCCCCAGACGCAGGCCGAATTGCAGCATGTCCCAGGTCTCCTGCCCGTGCTTCCACTTGGCAAGCTCGTCGCACCAGGCGAAGTGAAACTGCGGCCCGCGCAGGCTTTCGGGATCTTCCGACGAAAAGAGCTGCGCCACCGCGCCGTTCGGCCAGACGAGCCGGCGGCGGGATATCTCGAAATCCGGCCGTTTCGAACGAGCGACGCGGCAGATGCCCGAGACGCCGTCGATCATCACCTCGCGGGCATCGCCGAGCGTTTCGGCGACAAGCGCGATCCTGAGATCCGACCGATCACCGGCGCTGGCGATCGCCTGCACCCATTCGGCGCCGGCCCTCGTCTTGCCGGAGCCGCGGCCGCCGAGGATGAGCCAGGTACGCCAGTCGCCTTTGGGAGGCTGCTGGTCGTCGCGGCCGGCAATACTCCATTCCCTCGTCGAGCAATTGAAATGGGCCAGTGCGGCGACCGTGTCGGCGATCTCGGCGTCCAGAGACGATGGGTCCTGCTCGGAACCATGGGGCGAAAGATTGGTCACCACCATCGGCCCACCGCCCTCATGAGTATCGCAGCCGGTCTCGGCCAGCGGGACCCCTTGGCCCTCAATGTCGGCCGCCAGTTTCTGGCCAGAACTTATTCCAGCGGTCGCCAGCCGGCGTAGGCTTTCGATGCTGTTCATTCGCGCTTCATAGGCTTGCAGACGTTTCAGCAGCCGCCGAAGCAGCAGTTTCGCCGGACGGTGTTTGGGCGGCAGGCGGGCCGGCACCGGCAATCGCATCGTCCAATCCGGGTTGCTTTTCAGCGCCGCGTTCTGCCTCGGTACCTGGAGCGTGCTCACGCTGCTCGACAATCTTGGCGACGCGCTCCATGATCCTTTTCTCGATGAGCTCCATGAGAAGGCGCTTCTTTTCCTCATATCCTGGGTTGTCGGCATTGCGCTCCGCCTCCATCTCGCGGTCGCGGGCAAGCTGCCGCTGCAGCGTATCGACCTTTTCCAGCGTGCGCACGATCAGCGACATGGCGTCCGTCGCCGCCTTGATGTCTGCTCGGGCGAGCTTTGCCGCCGTCTCGTCCGCATCGGGTCCGCAGAGCAGCTCGGCGGTGGCCCTGAGCTTGCGGAAATGGTCGAACTGCTCGCGCATCTCGCGCGTCATATCGTTGAGGAGCAGCCGCAGGTCTTCCGGCGGGACGTCCGCGGATTTCGTTTCCAGAAGGATATCAGCCGCCTGCCGGCGACATTCCTCTTCGCTCCAGCCGGTCTCGTCGCCCCCGCGCCATAAGTCATAAGTTGGCCTCTCCGGCCACGCGCCGAACAGTGCCGGATCGAAATTCTCGATGCCTTGCATGAATCCTCCTGACGCGGAAAAACGCCGCCAGCCCGAAAACTGCGGAGACCACGTTCAATACTGTTCTGAAACTTGGACGATGCGCGGCTTCACGGATCAGCCTCCCGAAACCAGGAAGCGATGCCCTGCAGCCGCAACTTTCCGACTATGCCTGAACCCTATCAAACGACCGTCACGCCGTCAAGGATTATTTTCCTATCTTCGTTACTTTTAAAATTGAGAGACCGAGGTTGCGCTTCGTCACGGGCCGTTCTAACTTCGGTTTCCGTTTTTGTTGGTTTTTCATAATGATCAAAAGTCTATGCGCTATAACTCCGACACGGAATATACGCATAGCATGGCTGTCGCTTCAACCTGACGGTTCAATATCCTTTGGACTCCACGACCGAACATATGTATCGCCTGCTTTTCACGAGCGTATATTCCTGTGGAACGCATACAACCGAGTTAGGATCAAGTATGTCGTTCCTTCCGCTCTAGATGCTCTGCAGCCTGTCGAGAACCCACACTTTACCTATCATCCCGCATTGCTGTTCCAGCTAACATCTGGCCCGCAGGGTCCAAAGAAAAAGAGGCTCTTCGAGGGAATTGCAGACGTCGGGATAGCAGTTCACCAAAATGGGCATATGCCATGGCTGCGAGCAGTATCAGGACTTCTTTCAACCCTGCCAAACGGCTCGCTAAGGGAGAACAAGAAAGCCACTGAAGATCTCCCTATTCGCGTTCCCTCAGAGGATTGCTCGATCAAAATCTCCATTGATTTTGTAGATCCCAACCACGGCAATTTACAGGAGTCGCTTACATCATGGACCGTGGGGTGGCACGCCGTCTGCATTCGTTTGCAGTTGTCGATGTGCTACCCACAAGTTTCCACTCTTTCATGGTTCCATCTCTACTAATAATTTTTTGCTCACGTAGGTCGCGTCCGCCGGAGCCGGGTCCATCAAACCTGCCTGTCGATCTTTCGGAACTGCCTTGCGCCCTTCTTGAAATCCGGGCGCGGCGCGTCGGATTTGATATCCGTCAAGGCAACGTCGAAGCACTCGTCGAAAAGGAACATGCGCCACTCGGAGACCGGCGGCATACCGCTCTCGCCATCGACCTGATAGGCGTTCATGGCCGGCTTGAAGGCGGTCGTCGTGCCGACCGTGTGGACTTCGACCACGCGCGGCAGGCCCTCATAGGTCAGCGAGAGGCAAAGCCCCTTTTCGATTGCCGATATTGCCAGCGCCTTGTTCTGGGTGGCCTGCGCCAGGTTCTTGGGCTTGTAGTTCTTGATTTTATGGGCGACTTCGCCCGCCCGGAAAGATGATTGATTGGCCACGTTCTGATCTCCTTCGTAAATTTCAAGGCGCAGTTTATATGATTCTGACGGGGGACGTACGGGGATAACGGACAAGACTATTTTCCTATCCCCACCATTCATTTTGATTAGATCGACCCCACCCGATCGCGCGATTGTGAGGTCCCTTTGCCGGGCGTATCGTGCCCGCGTTTTTGCGGCCCTTGGGGGAAATACAGATGCGATCCAGTCATTTCATGGCAGCTATGCTGCTTGCTTCCTGCTGTCTTGGCGCCGCCTCTTTGCAGGCGGCCGAAAGCACGGTGGCGCGGGGTAAATATCTCGTTCAATTCGGCGGCTGCGGCGACTGTCATACGCCCGGCTATTTCCTCGGCAAGGCCGATGAGAGCCGCTATCTCGGCGGTTCCGATGTCGGCTTCAAGATACCGCCCGGAACCTTCGTCGGCGCGAACCTGACGCCCGACAAGGAGACCGGGCTTGGAAGCTGGTCGGTCGAGCAGATCGTT